CTCCCTGCAAGTAGTTAGAAGCACCCAACAACGTAGGATCGTTCAACAGCTTCCAGTCGTGCTTGTGGAAAGTGTAACCTCCGCGAGTGAATGACTTAAAGCCGAGCTTCACAGCCATGTCAGCATCGTTGTTGAACGCGCCGAATTGACCAGCCAAACCTGCAGTCACACCAGTAGAAACACCAGAAGCCAACATATCGTCAACAGCCAAGTCCTGCTTTCTGTTCAAGTACATAGCGTACTCAGAAGGAGCACCCTGCTTGTCCAACTCCAAGATCAAATCATCGAACTCAGCAAAGCTATCCATAGGGTTGGCGTTTGCATTAGAAACGACGATACCTCTGTCTTCAACAGCGGTGATGTAACCCTCAGAACCAGCAATGTTTTGACCGAGATCGTTGTCAGTGTTGTGCTGAGCAGTAGCTGCGTTCTTCTCACCGAAGAGCAACATCATCTCTCTGCGATCTTCGAAGCGCTTACGAGCCTCAGCCTCACCGTACATGAACCAGCGGTAGTCGCCATTGCCAAGGTTCACCCAACCAATGTTGGTTGCCTGTGATCCATTGACTTGGTAGCGATCCTTTACGATCTGGAATGGATTGCTACGCTTGATGACATCAGCGTCGTGGAAGTGAGTTGGCTGATCTGTACCCTGAGCGTAGATGTTACCAATGTGAATCATCTTGGTAGTAGTACCATCTTCATTAGGTGTAGCCTGCAAACCGTCGAGGCGCTCCAACTTCAAAGCAGCATCAGCAGTTGCAGGAGCTTCGTTTACGAGGTAACGAGTGCCCGTCTCTGCGTTCATGAGGACGTCGTTGGCCTGAACCAATCCTTTAGAGCTGTCTGTGGTGTCACCAGAAAGGGTGTCGTCAACAGTAAAGACAGCAGTACCTGGAGTGTTTGCAGTTCCACCAGCAGCAGATGATGCGAGAGCACCACCAATAACTCTGTGGCGACGGCCAGCTTCCCACCAGTCAATCTGGTCAGAAGTACCGCCTGAGTTCACAGCGCCAACGAGTTTCAAAAATCCAGTGATACCCTGGTCTCCGTAAGACTCCACCAAGTCAGGCAAGACGAAATCCTTAGTCGTCTTGAGCAGGTTGTCAATAGTCGTGTATTTTTCGGGCGTCAAACGCAGGTCTTGTGAAGCCTGGTCTAGAGCTGCCCCAGTAATAGTAGCCATAATTTTCTAGCTTTAGATTTTAAAAGTAAGTTTGTTAGAGGTCCGTCCCATAATGTTTTTAAGCTGCTCCCCGAGTGGGTTAGCATTGGGATCAGAACTCTGTTGAGGAACCTGAGTAGAGACGTTAGCCGCGTTCTGCACCACACCCTTCTGACCATCACTAAGGCCTTGCCTGTAAGTGGACGACACAATAGCGTCGATGTTGTCGAGAATGGCGCGATGAGAGTTAAGCTTGTCAAAATCCCAGCTTCCGTCGTTGTGGACGTATGCGTCAAAGTACTCGTCAAGACGAGCGTTCTTATTCACAAGGTCCTGTTTGTATCGATCATCCAGTCCGAAAGTGAAAGTCTTCTCATTGCCTAGATCAAATTCCAATCCATCCAAATCGTTGACTTCCTGTCTCATAGTTGAGACCCACTCATCATTGATAAAGCTTTCTTTTTCCGCAGTCTTTTGCTCAGCCTCAGGAGCAGCATATCTCATGCGTTGCTCTTCAATCTGATTCTTGGCACTGGCTGCATCGACCTTCATCTGAAGGGCTCCAATTTTGACTTCATCCTCTGAGTACTTGCCTGGATCAAGCTTGTACTTATTCAGAACGAGAGTGTTTACCTCATCAGCAGAAAGATTAGGATACTGCAATGCCATGTCCACCTTAACCAAAGTCGCATCATCCATCTCAGATGTGCTCAATGATTGATAAGTAAACCAGTCCTTGGGAGCTCTTCCTGTCTCCGCTACGAACTTGGCAATTGCCTCCACCCTTTCGTCTAATGGGTTTTGTTTAGGCATGAGGTCATCAAGAGAAGATACATCTCTGTTGAGCTTCTCGCTCAAGTATGAGATGACAGCTTTCTCCATGTCTTCCTCACTATATTCTTCATCGTCAGCATTATTTTGCTGAGTGAATTCACTTTGACTAACCTGTTCAACTTGCTCAGATACAGGCTGTTGCGCCTGCGGCTCAGAAGTAGTTTCTACTTGTGGCTCTGCAGCTGGCTCTGGGTTAGGTTCAGAAACCACTGGAGACTCCTGTTGGGGAGCCTCTTCAGTTGGTGTCTCTACTTGTGGCTCGGCAGACATAGCTGCAGCGAGCGCATCTGGGGAGTCGTATACTTCGAACCCTCCAACGGCGTCTTTATTTTCGTTCATTCTATTTAATTAATTGTTTACAGTTTAGTCCGAAATGTATGCAATGCAGGAACCTGAGTTCACATCGATCTCAGTCCATCTTCCAAACACAGTGACGCCTTTAGGAAAGGTCATTGAGTTTGTGATTTGAAGTCCACCGCTACCCTCATCTGCCGTCTCTGAGCCATCAGCAAGATCACCTGCAGCGTCTGCAGTATTGAAGTACTTAGTTGCAATATCTGCAACCAATCCCCCGCTGCTGTCAAACGTGGTGTCCTCAAGCATGGTGATTGCCACAAAGACTTTCCCTGTGGGCGGTTTAATGGCGGCAGCGCCGTTCTTTGTAAAGACAGCGCCAAGCTGACCAAAAGAAACCTGATTTGCTGTAGCTGGATGTGCTAATGTTGCCATATCTCAATTATTAGTTTTGGTTGAATGGTCCTGCAGCTGAGCTGTCCAATCCGAACACACCGAACTCCACCATCTGATCTACCTTGGTGCCGTAGACTCTGTATGATTTATTCACTGCAACGGGAATAAAACAAAACTCAGAGCCACCCACCTTTGCCACAAGACCATCGTTGTCCGTGTCATTGTAGATGTATACATACGTCTCCTTCTCTGTCTCCAGATTTTTAATGAAGAGATATGCCGATTCGGTTTTGTCGTTGGCTGTATAGACCTCTAGAGCATTTGCATCTACAGCAGTCTTCACAACCTTAGCTCGGCTAAGAATGCCAGAGTCTGCGGCTCCAGAAAAATCTGCAGATACGTTTACAGGGCTTGCCAAAACGGAAGCGCTGCTCAACGTCAATGTCGCTCTAAGCGTAGCCATTCTTATTCAAAAATAACCAGGTACTCAACAGTCAGAGCAGTGGCAACACTTGGAGTAACCTTGATGTCTTGATCTCCATTGAATGGAAGCAAAGCCCAATCACCAGCGTAAAGCCTACCCAAGAGTTGAGCCTCAACGGTAATCGCAATATTCTCTGTGGCAACAGTGCTTGTATTTCTGATGTAGACCTTGTGAGCCTTGTCATCAGCATAGTCAGCTTTCTCCACAAGAGTTGCGATACTGGTAGATGAGTAAGTCTTGCGACCAACGCCAGTAGTTTGATCCAAGCCAGTCACGGTGCCAGCCTTGGTGAGTGTTGCCGTAGTGGACAACGAAAGCGCATCACCAGTAAGGTCTGCGCTAGATAATGTCAATGTTGCAGTTGTTGTTGCCATAATAGATGGTTATTTGCACAAATATACTTATTATTTACTTCTTCTTTTTACCCTTGCCAGCTCTGATCTTAGCGGCTTCTTTTTTACCAAAGTCAGACTTTACTCTTGCCATAGCCCAAGCGTGCTGAGAAACCTTAGGTCTGTTGCCCGAGCTCATGTATGCCGCAAGGCCTCTACGATAAACCTGTTTCTGAGCTGCACTTAGGTTTGCAAAGCTCTTACCCTTCTTTTTTTTCTTAGACTTGCCGCCCTTTTTGAGTACAATCATATCTTATCTCTTTGAGCCATAAGCTTTTTGAGTCTAGCTTCTACGGCAGGAGGGAATCCTTTCTTCTTTCTCTTGGCCTTGGTGCCTCTGTACTTCTTATAGATGTCAGAGATCTGCTTCATCAGCTGCTTTCTCTTACCTGAGTCCTTGCTGCCACGAGTGTACTTTGGATTGAACTTCATGACTTAGGATGACTTGCAACTTTAAACTTGGCTTTTGCAACAGCTCCAGCATGAGGCTTGTAATCCCCTTTCATCAAATAGTAACGACCCTGCTCCTCCATCCAGTGATATCCTGAAGGCGGATCTACTGACACCTTCTTGCTACTGATAGAAAGCTTGCCTCCTTTTTTGTATTTGACAACTCGAGCCATGATGCAAATATAATGATTACGTAAGTGTCAAAGTAATTGACTTTGTGTCTCGACCATTGACTGCAGTCAGCGTTATCGAATACGTTCCTCTAGATACAGTGAGGTCTCCAAACGACAGCGTAGTATTTGACCCAATGCCCACCAACTTCGTGTCACCAGCAAGAGCAGTAGATGAACTTGTGCCTAAAGACATGCTGGTCTTAGCTGTGTTCGCGGTGATAGCGCTTGACTGACTAGATGTAATCCCAGCCTTGGCTTTGTTCAATGCAATCTCAGTCCTTAAGTAATCCAGCTCATCTTGCATCTTCTGTATCTGATAGATCATTGCAGCCTCTGCTTCAAAATCTAAGACATCAAGATGTTTGCCATTGTCAAAGTTTGCTTTGATTCGTGCCAAGTTATCGCCAGTCTTGTCGTGTATGGGCTCGTGCTTTCTTGTAGTTAATGACATGTTATACTGCTGCTATTGTTACGTAACCACCGTGAACCTCATTGCCTGAAGCATTGGCTATCCCTATAAATAAATAATTAGTTGTAGAGCTAGTTACATCTGTTATATCAATCTCTGTACCTACGTTACCAGTTCCTTTGCTAACGCCTGTTTTAGAATCAATCTGAAACTCCCAAACCTCAACGGCATCTGCAGCAGATCCATTAATTTTAACGTGTGTTGCTTTAAACCCCGTAGGTATTGCAATTGATGCATAGATTGGATTGGAAGAAAATGACTCTAAAAACAGTTGATCTATACCAATATTAGTATCATCTATAAAAAGGGGTCTACCACCGTCGTCAGCAATAAAGTCTCTAGGCAAAATTTTAATTCTTGTCGTTGAACCATGCCAACCGTCCGAACCACCGCCAACCGCTGCAATACGATCGTTGATAGCTGCTGATGTCATAAGGTGCTCATCAGAATCTACAAACTCACCAGCTAGATCTACATCATTGATGGCGTGTCCGCCAATTTTATAAATCCCAACATTAACAGCGGCACCAGTAAAAGTACCAGCAGTATTGACTGCACAACTGCCATTGCCTAGGGTAACATTTACTACATCTTCAGACGCTCCACTTGTGACAATTAACCCTGGCTGTAACTCTCCATCGTGACTGGCTACCTTGATTGTCATCTTGCCCTCTTCGGAGCCATCGTCTGCCTCGTCTATCTCACAAAGAATAAAGCCAAAAGTTTGATCATTGTCTGCGGCGTCAAGTCCGTTAAAAAAAATCTTACCAAGATCATCTCCATCCGCCCCAGTAGTGCTCTTTTTAAACACAAGCTGAGGTGCTAAGCCATTGGTATTGGTGTTGTTAAGTAAAAGAGACGGCTTATTTGAAACAGAAGAACTTACAGACAGATCACCACCATCAAAAGTTAGGTCAGCTTCAGCTTGAATTGCAGAAGTTCCATTCCCTGTAAGCAGTGCGTTTGACGTTAAGGTGGTAGCCCCCGTGCCCCCTTTGGCTACGGTAACAGTATCAGACAGTGTAGAGCCAGCAGCAGTAACCGTGATAGGTGCAGTACCGTCAAAGTCCACACCATTGATTGCTCTAGCTGTGGCAAGTGCTGTAGCTGTTGCAGCATTTCCCGTACACGAACCTGAAGACCCTGAAACAGTAGTTTGATCGCCTGTATTGTTTCCTGATATAGTAGCATCTGAAAGAGCAGTGCTAAGTTGAGCCACACTAAAAGAACCTAAAACAGCGGCATTACCAGTGGATGTAATGTGGCCTGTTAGGTTTGCATTAGTTGTTACTGTAGCTGCGTTACCAGTAGTGCTTTGGTTAAGGGTAGGAACATTGTTTGCGTGTATCGTACCTGCTCCATCAGATGTAAGGTCTACAGGAATAGCATCAACAACTAAGTCAATGTTTCCATCATCATCTTGATACGTGGCTGATATCCTTGTCTCTGTATTGCCGCTAAACATGGCTCCCACGATATCCTGAACCTGCTCAGAAGTCAAGACAGTGTCAGTATCGGTTACAGTATTTGTAAATGTAATCTTATCTCCAGACCTAGCAATGGAAAGTCCCGTGCCAGCCTCTAGGACCACGTCATCATTTACTCCAGCGCTGTCAGATAATCTGATCTTCTCTTCATCACTGTTGTCTCCATCTACGCATGAGACAGAATATGATCTGCCGTCAGATCCAGCAGCTCCTGTAGCTCCTGTTGCACCTGTTGCTCCAGTATCTCCCTTGTCGCCTTTTGGACCTTTTGATGTAACAACAAAACTGTTTGCTACAGGAGAAGCAACAGATACAGTGCTTGTTGTCTGAGTGAAGCTAAGCGCGTTACTGCCAGAAACAGAAACCTCTACAGTATTCCCCTGTGTTGATGATACAGTTACACTCATCTTCTTGCACTGCTAGTTGCTTTGGTTACATCTTCATTGATGGTAAATGACCCGCGCAACACTGTAGTGTGTGTGTCTACACCCGATGCTGTTGGAAGAATAAACTGCAGATCATAAACATGGCGACCAGGAGGAACATTTCGCATAGTCGCAGCAGTAGCTTTAATCGTTACGTTGCCGCTATCATCTACAACAAATGGCTCAAAATATGCGCCACCAGGAATCTCTGCAGTATTAAGATTGCTGCCCTTAAGGCCTCTCTCCGTTGTTGCAATCAAAGGACTTCTAGACTTTCTTCCTGTAGCCCACACCTGCATTACAAATGCATAGCTAGACGTGACAAGAGTTAAGCCCGTACCACTAGAATCCTTAAGGGTTACAGTAAGTTCAAAGGTGTCCCCCTGGCGACATGTAATGTCAAGAACCTCCGATACATCTAAGTTTACTGAATTAGACATCTTGCATATTCATTAGTGCGTTTCTCATTGGATTGCCATCGCTGTCTTTAAGCTCAGTCCTTTGACCCTTTCTCTGAGAGATAAGCTTAGACTGTTCGACTGCTTGCTTCTCAACTCTTTCGTCTTTGCGATCTTCTTTGAGAACTTCAATCTTCTCTTTAAACTCTTCATCAGTTTCCTTGAATCCAAGTGTAGCCTTGGCCCTGATGGTCTCAATCTCTTTGTTAAACTCGTGGCGAACAGCAGCCATCTGAGCATCAAGCTGAGCCTTGAGCTGAAGCTTTTGAGCTTCAATCTGAGCTTCTGCTTGCATCTTTTGACCTTCCATCTGCATCTGCATAGCTTGTGACTGTTGAGCCATCTGAGCTTGCATCTGCTGCTGTTGAGCAGCCATCGACTGTGCTTGCTGAATCTTTTTCTTTCGGCGGACAACAAGAAGTCTTTCGGCCTGGTTGACATCCTTAAGCTCTCTGATTGCCATAGCGTCTTCTAGGTCAATCTCTTTTTGGCCCAATGAAATCTGAATGGCCTGCTCTAAGTATGCCTGATCCTTATCATCCATATCCTTCTGTACCTGAACACCAAAGTTGTACATAGGCAACCTAGAGAAGCTAGTAAGAATGCTCATATTGGTTTCACCAATAGCATTCTTGTACACCTCCATGATGACTGATTCCTCAGGAAGAATCTGCAAACACTTGACAATGTCATTGCATACGTTCTTGTACAGAATCATCGATGCATTTGTGATATCGTAAGTAGCATTGTTTGATGCAGCAATGGCTTGCTCACGCACCCCGACCAAGGCTTCAGACTTTGGAGTGCTTGCATCAACTACTTCATTGATCCCCGTTGTGTCACGGATCATTCTGAGGTAGTGGTTGTACAGCCCAACAAGCTCATTAATGTTTCTAATACTGTTCCCGATTTCACGGATTGGCGGGTTTTGGAAACCGCCTTCTGGGTTCTTGCTCCTATAGTAGAAGACACCAGTTTGCTCGTAGATATCATGTAGGTCCAGTGGCTGTAACTCACCACCCTTTCCAAGCTGCACATTCTCAAGACCTTCAATGTCAATGATCAGGCCATCAGGCTTTGCCTTCGCGATGGCTTGTTGAATCTTCAGGTGAGTCAACTGCAACATGTCAGCAAATCCAACACAGCTTGATACCATAGACTTAGGCATCATGTCTGTCATGTTTGTTGCTACGACAGAATAAGACATCCTTGCTTTGCTGATGTCATGGATATTCTTTGGCACATTGTGCATCCTGCCATAGCCAAACAGATAGTCAGTGCCTATTACAAAATATCCTTTGTAGACATTGACGATTTCCATCTTATGCGGCTTGCGCTCAAAGACACTCCCTGCCTTTTCTTTATAGTCGAAGCCTTCGTAGAAGAAGTTCCTGTTGCCGAATCTATTTTCTTTTTCCTCAAAGAACATGCAGTCAGTAGACAGAAACTCAAACTCCAAAACATCTACCGAATACTCTTCGTAATCGTAGACATTTCTATTCATGCTTGTGTCAAAATGATATCCTGACCCCATCTTGCCAGTAACCTTTTTGGCAATCTTCTCAAAGTCTTTGTCTTCTAGCTCGCCGCTGGCAAGGCGCTTAAGCTCTTGAATAGGCATGCTACGGATATGGCCCGCATATGTGATATCCTCAAAGCTTGGGTCTTCGGTTTGACTATGAATAAAATCTTTTGGATCAACATAATGGGTCTTGATTCCATAGTTAGGATCATTTGACCTCTTCACTACAGCCATGCCATTGGTAGCCAAGTCATTGACGCACCGTCTAAAAGTGTTGTCATCAAAGCTGTTCCAAGACAAAGTCATGTCTGTTGCTACCTGAGCAGCAATCTCAGCATCACTCTTGACATTCTCCCCCATAAAAATTTCCGCCTCTGCCTCGGTGTCTGGAATCATAGACGGGTCCATGCCAATTGTTGCACCTGTCTTTTGTTGAAATGCCATAAGCTGCTTCTTCAGTGCAACCTGGATCTCAATTCTTTTTTTGTCCCTGTTCTTTTCAGAGGACGACAGAGGGTCAACGGCCTCTAGGTTTGGATAAAGATTTCTACCCAGGATCTTGTTTACCACAATCCTCACAAACTTGGGCAGGATAGGTACTGGTGTAAAGTCCAAATTCATCAAGCTACCATCGCCTGCATTTGGATCTGCATTATTTAGAAGTCGCTTGTAAATGCTGGTGTCTTGCACACCTGTAGCATAATCTTTGTTTTTCTTAAACAGATTGTATCGTTTTGAAAACAAAGAGTTACTGTCAGACTTTTTCCCCCACTGAGACTCAATAGCTTTAGCATATCTCAACCCATAGCCCTTACCCTCCTTCTCTTCTTGAGAAGCAAGTGGATCGGGGAAGTTTTTCTTACCGCTATATTGTTTCATTTAAGAGAGAGTATATGGCACAAATATAAGGAATTAGCCTATGACACTATATCGTCTAAAAAAGCGACGCTCATCGAACGATTTAACCTTTTTCTTTTTCACTTTCTGAGCAGCCAAAAGAGCAAGACCTGAACTAATTGTCAAGTCAAACTTTGTCCTGTTGTCTATCTTGTAGGCTATCCAGTCTTCAAGAGTTTCATTGAAGTACATGTTGCCAACCTCAAGTGTTTCATGATTGATGCCAACATGGTCATGTATGTAGGATTCAATCGCGTGAGCATGCGACTGGATGATATCCTGAGAGTTTGATGGAATGCCTTTGGTCTTCACCTTTACCTTAGCGCTGCTGGTCTTTAGGTGTTGCGGTCTATCCATTAGGTAGCCATCGTAACCCCTTGATTCAAAGTATCTTGCGATACCGTACTTATTGTTTTCAATTAAGAGTGGGTATCCGTAGAAGAAGGCAGCCATCAATACATCCTCGTAAAAGATTTTTGCCAGTGGAGGACGTGAAGCATACTCCAAAACAAACATGTTTGATGGATGCTCCATATGAAACTTGTTGTATAAATGAAGCGCACCCTTTGAACCCCTGCCGTCAACTGTGGCATCTAGATCGTATGAGTCAACACCACCACAGCCCATCTCAGCATTAGGTGCAACTCGTTTGCCCTTGATTGTTGCTTTCTTGTTTCTTAAATCTACAGGTGGCATCCACGAAACTTTAAATCTCCCATTAGGATCTGGTGTAAAAACCACCTCGGTATCCTGCACTCCACCCTTCCAGATGAAATTACCCACTACTACAGGGTTGGGAAACAACTCTTCGTTGTGCTCTACCTGCTCGTAGATTTTACCAATATTAAATACACTGCCCTCAATGCTATCTCTAAAGGCTTCATCAGAGGTAAAAGGAAACTGACGAATAACCTCATTCATCTCAGAAGCATTATGCTTCAGTGACGATCTTTCGTTCTTGAGATACGTCTTCGCTCCGATATCAATAGTATCACCATCAAGACCAGATAATACAGTATCAGGGTCTTCAATGACTGGATGTCCGTGAGCGTCGAAGAAGCCTTCAAGAGACTCATACGCAGGAATAAACAAGCGATATAGACCGCTGCGAGTTCTACCATTTTTGTTTCTTTCTAGTGGATTAGAGTCCTCCCATAAGGCCTTGTATTCTTTGCCACCCTTTGACATAGGGTTTACAGTGCTGCCAACCAGGGCCTTGCCTACAATTCTCTTACCTACAATTAAGCATGTTCTCTGTATCCTCCAGGCATCTCTAATGTCAGTGGGCTTCTCCCACTTACCTGCCTCATCAAGATAAAGTATGTGCAGCTTTTCACCATCGTATGCATTGTTCGTGGTGTTCTTCCAATTGATAACTGTATTGAGAGCCTCTCCCTGCTGAGAGGTTTTGTTGTTCTTGGTGATCCTCTTTGACGGCTCACGAAAGGCAAGCTCCATACGGGGATTGGTGGTACCGTCTTGAATGGGTTTGAAGAAGAATGGGTAGTGTCTAAACATGTAGACCACCTTCTTCATGAAGATGTTTTCTTGCGCGTCTTTACCCGTCTTTGACTGGATGCCGAGGAGTTTATCCTTGATCTGCGTAGCTTCATCAACCAAGATTGAAGAACAGATATTAGTGTATCCAGAGCGACGGCATTTAGTGTAGAGCTGACCGATGCAACGCGGATCAGACTCGCACGCAGCAAGGTGTATAAATATTTCACGCTGGAAGGAAAGGTAAGACGGATATCCAATATCCATCCTAGTCCACTGAAGCATCATGTAGTGCCGACCCGTAATATATGTAGGGACACCATTGTTGAAAAACCAAAAGCCGTCACGCCTGCGGCGAAACTCCTCTTCGATATACGCAGAAAATTTTTGTCGAAACTCCCTAGGCATCTCCCCCCACTCATCCATAGACTTAATCCTAGACAGCTCCTTTGGCATAGAAACCCTCTCCCACAATTGCAGATGCTTTGGACTTCCATATCCTGCAATTTCTTTTTTGGGAGGCTGAGAGGGAAGAATAATGAGTAGCCCACCGAGTTCAATACTTTCACCTTTCGTACCCTGGGGGCATATGCTAACCGCCTGCTCGTCATAATTATCGACCTTGACCAGCATATGCTTTGGAGTAATTTTTAGAGTTCTTGTTCTTTGACTGCTTGGTCTTAGCGTGAACCCCTTTTCTTTTGATACGCTTCTTTTCGACCTTAACGGTTAGATTTCGCATTTTCATTTATTCCTACGTTCAATTGTTTTTATCCTGTGACAGTTAGAACACCTAACCTCACACTTTCTAATTTCTTCTTTTATTGCTTCAATAGAGTAGCTTCCATTGACCATGTCTGAAACATTGCCAACCTTCTCGCCACTAACATGATCAAAGTCTAAAACCCTTGCATCAGACTGACCGCAATCAACACATCGACTAAAGGACTTTACCCTAGATATAAAATCTCTCGCCCACTTTCTTTGAGACTTATTCCACTTCTTTGCTTTCTTCTTGTACTTTTCGATATTGTCAAGATAGTACCTCTTATGGTACTCGTGTTGATAGGCTCGTCTTTTATGGGGGTCCTTGAAGGGCATCACTCATTGCAACCTTCGTTCCAAGATGATTCCCAAAACTTATAGTCAATCTTGTTTTTTTCCCAGACTATCTCTTTCCAATCACTTCGAAAATCTTTCAGCGAATCCTCCGCTGTAGTCTTTGGCTTGTTCGATTGATCCATTGTCATTAAGGTCTTTGATCATTTGTTCTAGTCGTTGTCTTTCAACGAGTAGTTCTTTGCAGTCGGTAGCTGTTTGCTTGATAGACTGAAGCTCAGCCTTTCTAGCGCTTCCATTGATATCAGGGTCAACAGGTTTTTTAATTTCATCTATCATGTTGTTGATTGCAACCTCCATAGATGACATCAAGCGCTTGGCAGCCTCAATCGTTGTAAACTTCTTGCGTGACAAAATTGATGTATTTAGGTGTCTTCTCTCCCACGTAAGCACTTACAACATTGTAATCAAGAAACTCTATGGCTTCATCAGAATCCATACCCTCTTCGACAAGCACCTCTATCATCTTATTGATATCGTATACTGCCACCACATCGGGGCCATAGGTGCAGCCAACCAGGGCGGATTCAAATCCATCTGCGGTGAGGCACTCTTCTTCCGCCAGCATCTCCATAAGTTGTTCTTTGTCAATCATTTCTCAGCGTATAGAAGGTCATCTAGTCTTGTTCTGTAATACTCTTTACCATCAATGGTAATCCTGTAGTCTCGATTCTCTTTGAAACCTACAACGTCACCCACCTTTAAATCCATCTCCTCAATCCAAGGAGCCGTAAAAGCGACACGACCCTTTGTAGGTAACTTCTTTTTAAGTTCGACCACTTCGATGACATCTGACTTGGTCTTTAGTTCTTCTTGTTCAACAGCCTCAAGCAGGGTCCAACCAGCCAAGGGCTTAATCTCACCGTCCTTGTTCTTGTGTGCAATGGCTTGATTGTTAATTGTATGACTAGGGTCATAGCGCACAAGATAATGATTTTCTTCTCCAGTTAAAATCTGACCTTCATTCATTACAACGAGGTGATGAAAGTATAAGGTGTCACCAGCCTCAACGCCAGTGTCATGTTTAATGGGTGGAGACACAACAGGGCCCTCTGTTACCCTATGTTCAAACTCGTTGAAGCGAGAATCAACATACAGGGTCAACCCTTCTTTTGTTGTTATTGTGTCTTTGATTTGTTTTTCTAACTCTACGACAAATAAGTCTAAGGTTTTCATTTGAATGTATTTAATTAATATCCTCCCGACCCACCTCCTGATGATCCAGAAGATGAATAGACAGATCGTATTCTATTTGATGTTTCGTTTGCAAGTTCCTTCATGGTTGATTGAACCAGTAAATCAGCGCTTCTTGTAATAGGCCTAAGTCGATCATGAGCTTCTACTTTATGAAACCCACCAACCATAGCTCCACGATTAAAGTGAATGTGATATGCACCGATATATTCCGTACCATCAGGCCTACGGAACTCACCACCAGTTGTGTATAGCTCTGTTCTAACCATGTCAAAAATTACAATCAAACTCCAACATACAGGGCATTTCGTCTACACTTTTCCAAAGCGTTTGCGAGTCTTCATCCTGTAGGTAGATGAGATACCTGTTCTTTCCGTATCTGTGAAGATGTCTTTCATCGTGAATGATGGCGCTTACTTCTCCTCGACCTGCACGCATGCCTAGATAGTATGCCATAGCATCTTTGGGATCTTTCCCAATGACAATTTTTCTAATTACTCCATCCATTTTATTCTAGATCTATTCCCAAACCATCTAGCAGATCAGTCAAATCATTTTCATCAAGCTGTTGCTTGGATTCATTCTGATAGTTTGAGATGATAAACTCTTGTATTTCAACTAGTTCACTAAAGTCTTCTACATTAATACTATACATCGCGCTGACCTTAGACATGTCATCGGGCATAGGGTTAAGTAATCCAGCAAACATGATTGATATGAACCTGTCTTCTACCTCGTACTGCTTTGCCAATGCTTCTGCTTCAAACATTAGACGCTGCATGTGTAAAAGGAATTCAAAGTCAGGTGTCATAGGTTTGCCTTGAAACAAATTTAATAAATATGCCTAGAAGTAAGGTACCAAGGAAAATCTTATTTAGAGACTTCGCGAAACAGGAAAGAGCTTACATCAACAAGAACTATCTCAAGAACCTTAAGAAGGTAAGATTAAAGTATTCCGAGGCTATCGGAATGGACTTTTCGAAAGTTGAGTTTTTATTGTGGGCCTACGACCTGCAGTTCTTTACAATCAAGTATGCCAGCAAGGACTTCGATGTCAGTGAGTCAAACATAGGTAAGCGGTACATCTATCCCCTGGTTAAGGGTGGATACATATACAAGCACTTCGACAAGCTTACACCTTCACAGAGCTATGAAGATCACTTGTTTCGAGAAGAGACAAAGTACAACTACAGAGTGCGGTATGCAATTACACAGAAGGCAAGGCTTCTGGTGCAGAGGATGTACAACGACCTTGAAACTTAAGTGGCGTTATTGATAAACCTTATATCACCCTCAAGAAGGCCCTGATTTTCAATAGTTCCTCCGTCAGCCAAAACCCTAGCGGCAAAGGCTATGACCAAATTGTATTCTGTTGACACGTCTTGAACGTGCCCAGAAGCAACAGATATGCTTAATCCAATCATTCTTCTTCAGGTTCGGGGAACCACTCTGGGTGTAGCTCCTGACATTTTGCAATATACTCTCTATTGGCGCTAGACGATCCAAAGGTATGCACACCCATGGGGCGGCACCACACCATCTGATTGTCCCAGTCTGCTACAGCAATTTGATTACCGTCTTCGTCATACTCACCTCTCCACAAAACATCAACATGATAATTGTCTGAATAGACAGGGGCGGTGATTTCATTCCCCTCTGCATCATACTCACCTGGTGTGGTGATAATGTGACCGAGCCTTACAATAGAGTGAATGTGGGTGGGTGATCCTTCTTCGTCAACACCCAAGGCATTGATCTTAGCCGTAGCAGCAGACTTGCTGCCAAACTCGTATTTTCTAAAGATTGCCATGATGTATCAAAGAGTTGTTAGATCTATACACTGTTGATCAGTAAGAGCTGAATCCCACACAACGACGCTTTTGGTTTTGTGACCACTCTGATTTGTTGTGGTCCCATTTCTGATAAGGGAGATCTTGTCGTAGATGTCAGCAGCAACAACAGTTCCAGTTGTTCCCAGCTTTACACCGTTTACGAATACATTAAATGTTGTTCCATCAACGCGGCCAATACATTTAAAGATATCTCCTCTAGTTAAACCTGTCTTCTGTATAGCGACATTAGTATCGCTTTCTCTGTGCTGAACATTGATGTCATGAGTAGAGCCAACTGAAGAATTGGTTGCAAAAAATAGAAATCTGTTTTGATCATCAACCCTCAGCTGAAGGATACTTATTTGACCCCCACCTCCAAAGACTCGTGCTTCAAGAAGAACAGTCACCGCTGTGCCTAGCGTAATTCCGTGTGTGATTTCTGGAAGAACATCAGCGCTTCTAGTAGCTGCAGTGCCATGACAAGGGATATAAGAGGTAGGATTAGCACTGTTGCTGCCTTCTTCTAGTTGCCAGCCCCACGTCTCTATAGATGTAGTGGCTGTACCGTTTGCTCTGTCAATGTCTAGTTCAAAATCACCTGCAGTAGAGTTGGCTGTAAATGTAAAGCCTATACGCCACCAGTCATTGCCGTAACTCTCTACAAAAGCTCCAGTTCGAGTTCCACTTGCTCCAGTAGAGGTTAGTGCCAAAGATGTTCCAGTCCACTGAAAACCCTGACGAAACAGTTCATTAGATCCTGCATCTGTCCTACACGCAAGGGTGGTAACACCAGTGCAATCAATGTTTTTTACAAATGCTGATATCGAGTAATTTTCTGAATTTGTAAGGGTGACATTGTCATTTGATATTGGTTGAATCCTGTCGTTAGCATCAGCTCCATCCTTGGCAACCTTTAGAGATGACTTAGTGCCGTCTGGAGCTATACCATAATTTACAGTTAGGGTAACGTCATTGGTATGCTCTACAATACCCTCACTATTTGGAACTTCATTTTTTCTCAGCGGCTCAACCAGCAAGGCAGGGGCGCCACCAGAAAGAGGGTAGTCAAAGCGTGGTTCATCTTCTTTGATGCCAGCTGTGCCTGCAGATCCATTGCTAAAGATAATTTCTGTCGGGACCAGCCCAAGTTCCCACTGGGCATCTTGAATAAAGATACCCCCATTGTTTGTCCCGCCTCTATTTGGGTCTCCTGTAAACGAATGATTGTTGTCTTCTAAAGCGATATTAAAGTTAATCTGAGTTATGGCTATATCAGCGTTTACAGTCATAGAGCATCTAAAATAACCGTTGCCTGCAGGAGTTATCTTCGCTTCAATAACATCGCTTTCTGTCGTTCCTACAGTTCCATTTGCAAGATCAAAATAAGCTTCTTGATTTCCACTCTGGGTTCCGATTCCAAGAAAAGTATATCCCAATGGTTTTGCATGAATACTGATTGTTTGAACTACTTGACTATTTACAGAAACTCCTGCCTGAGTGTTTACTTGAACTCTATGAACACCAGTGTTAGTCTCAGACCTCATGTATGTGGCGTTGTTGGTTCCGTCGTATCCTTCCTGACCCAGTGAGTTGTGAATCCCCTGCACGCTGGACAAACCCGCATGACCCCACGTTCCAATATCTTTAGAAAAGTTAGTGCTGTATAAGAATTTATTCTCCCTCCCCTTCTCGATCAACCCAGTAGGGCCTACGCGAGTAGCGTCGAGGTTGGCGTCTCTGCTGATAGTAAAATCTGCGACATCCATCTCTTTGCAAGAGACATTGTCGATAGATCCTACAAAGTCAGATTCCGCATTGAACTGAACGGTTGGGAAGGTGAACGGCGTCCCTGAAGCCACCAAGTGCTCTACGTATGTCCCTGCAGCAGATCTGTCAGTACCGTAACCCGTGTTGCCAGCCTTAACGCGCACGATGCCAGCTGTATACGAAGTAATTGTGTACTCAACCCTGTAAGTCTTTCCGTTCACAAGGCCATTACCTGCTGCGTTGTGCAGGTTGGTGGTGGAGGATTGTGATCCGTCACATGAAGCCACGCCACCGCTAATGCTAAACCCAGTTCCTTTGGTCCAATCTGAATCAGAATCAAATGTACCATTTATGATGAGCTCACTCCCAAGAGATCCGTCTGGCTTAACATTGTAAACCTTACTGGCGTCTTTTGTTTCAAGACCAGCAGCCGCAGAGGCCAAAAACATGATTTTTGCGTCGTCGTATAGAGCCATATCAGTCTTGTAAAGAGTTTACAATCAGCTTAGAAAAGTGCGATGCTTCACCTAAGTCTTGAGCATCAAGCAACAAACAGTCTCTAAGATCCCTGTATGCGATAGTTACAGTGTCACCACACTCCAAAGCTTCAGCAATGGGTGGGTAAATCCTTTGGTATGCTTGTGTGGATTTGCCAATAAAACCACCCGCTTTGGTATTGTTGTTTTCTTGGGTATCACCCACCAGTAGACAACCAGCAGTATCCTCGTCTGTGTTGCCGCAATGGATCAGGATGTACTGAAAGTTCGGGACACCGCAGACCTCTAACATACCCTTGTGGATATCCTGGAACCTGCCAGAGTATTTGTTGTGGTACCCACCCTCTGTTCTGAATCTAATCTCGTAGGTGCCGTCGGGGATGCATGTCTCACCCCACACCTTCTCCTCACGATCTTCATCCTCCAGGGTGTAGCACAGAAACTCCCTGTCTCCTGTGACGTCAAACAACATGCCGTTGGTGGCATCGACGCCCTTATTAAACCGAATTACTTCAAGCTTCATTCTTATGCGAATACAGATGCAGCATAAATTTCAACCAAAGATCCAGAGGCATCAGAAGATACAGCTGAGATCTTATTGATCTGAGAAAGACTGGTAACCTCTTCACTCCCCGTGGCATCTGCATCCAACTTATCTTCTGTCAACAGAAAAGATCCTTGACCATTAACCTGCACCATAAACTCCTGGGCTGCATCACGTACACGCAGAGTGATAGTATCACTAGCATCCAGATTTGTAATCCTTAGGTAGGTAAGGTTGTTGTCTTTAATTGTGCCAGCCTCGTTGGCTGCGTCAAAAAGCAAGATGCTCTTCTCTGCATTTGTAATTGTAAGGATGCGGTGGTCCAGATTTGTGCAACCAAACGTCGCAGTATTGGTATTGCTTTTATCGTTACCGCTAAGGATTAGATCCTCTTGAATGGTTACCGTAAGTGCCATGACATCTTTTTACAAATGTACATTTTATTTGACAATGATGTAAACACCAACTAGACCCAGGTAATCTTAACAGTCAAGGCAACTCCCTCAAGGTCTCTAAACTCACTCCTAGCAATTCTATCTATGATCGGGTAGAGATAGCAGTGAGCGATCTCCTCCTCACTCGTTTCTGTAACGATTCTCTGCAATCCGTTCTTACCCATCCCCGCATCGATATGGATAAACTTGAAGTCTTTAGATACAACCGCCTTTACAATCTGATGGTAATCTGTATTCTTCATTCCTTTTCGATTAACGGCTGCCGAGACAGCATTTCAAGAAAGTCATACATCGTAATGAACCCATCACCATTAAAGTCCATGCATGCAGCATGAGACTCAGGATCAATAGCCTGACCATAGTTTGCTAACAGGAGCAAGAAATCCATTATGTATGTTGACCACATACTTTGGATACGCTGTGAGCTACGAAAAGTTACGGACGGGCAACCTCTACCCTGAGCAAGAATACTGTGTCTTGATCTGTTGCCACCAAGGTATACTCCATGCCCAAATAGTCCTGGTATGTTTGACCAACAGACAGCCTGTGTTCAAAGTACTCTACGGGATGTGACCCATTCCAAGATGTAGGTATGATAAGGTCGCAACTGTACCTCTCTGGGTGAGTGTAGACCTTAGTGGGCACTGAGACGCAGCCCACAAGCAAGACTGATAGTAAGAATGCTACTGTTTTCATGGGGCTAAGCTATCAGCAGCCCCCGTGATCACCAAGATAATGCGGTATAATGATGATTATGTGCCAAAGAAACAGGATGCAGCTGTCTCTTAAGAACCAATTAAAACGAACTACCAGTGATTCTCTACGAATACACTAAAAACAAAACGAATCGTTAGGTTTTTCTGGTTTCGCTTCTAACTACAGCAAAGTTAACCAAGAAAAATGACAAAAACAAGAGTAAACAAACAGTCTAGGTGTAGATGTGTAAGTGATTAGTAATCATAAGGCTTACACAAATCAGACTGATCGGAGAAGAATCGCGCAACCGCAGAAAAAAGGGCGCAAAAGGGACTGAAGAAAAATTTGGGCTGAAAATTTTTTGAGTCATAGAGGTGAAGGGGATTATATATATATGCGCACGCCACGCACGCCTACCCGAAACGCGCTTATGATACCTATCTACCGCACACATACGCGGTTAGCTGTATACTTTCAGCTTTTTGTACAGCGCTGTGCGACAGCCACTTGCCGTACCCCACGTTAAGTAACCGTACATGTGTAGGTATATGCGGTTAGTTATGGGTTTGGCTCCCCCAGCTATAAGCGGCCCGAGGACAACTCCCTCCTCCTATATGAGTACTACCAGTAGTACTCATCCATGACCCCAGACTCCGACCCCTTAGAGGTTGTTAGTAATAAAAGAAGATGATTCGTTTACGAATCTTCTTTTATTACTTACAACATCTTAATCCTTAAATGATGGCAAAATCCACCACCACCCCCCAGTCCTTGATGTCTGCTACCAAGTCAGCAATCAACAAGGCTAGTTACTACACTACCAAGGAGAAGAAAGCCTTGGCTCTCAAGCTGTTGGCCCAACTCACTTCAGAGGTCGAAGCCTTGGAAGTCGTGGTGCCTAAGGCGAAGGCAACCAAGTCAAAGCCTAAGAACATCAGCAAGATGACAAAGGCTCAGTTGATTGAACTCATCAACAAGGGCTAACACCCCACCCAGTTACTCTGACGAGGCTTCAGTAGCCGAAACCCCCCCCTTGGGGGGTCAGTAACAATTCAATTCAATCACCATGCAAACTCTTGCACAGAAGGCACGCCGAGCCAAGCGTATGACTAAGACCGAGTGGACAGATGTACGTCAAGTACGTAACCACGTATCCACGACCTTCATCCGTTCAGAGATGGCGGCAAAGTCAGACAGACCATCCCGTCCGTCACGGCAGACGTGTGAGAAGTTGGTCATCCAAGCAGGTGAGACGCCGCAGGAAGCGTACCTACGTAGCAAGGAAGAGTGGCTCAAAGCCCAGTCAGCCTAACCGAATCCACCAACCTTTAGAGAGGTTAGTAATATATATCTCATGGAACATGAGAGATATATATTACAAACCTCTCTTAACAACCATCAAATCCTTTCCCGATGTCAGAATCAAACATCATCCTCGTCGAGGCGGAGCGCGACTTTGCCGACTTCATGGCTCAAAAGTCAGACCTGATTGAAGCCACCAAACGTGCCATCCAAGTGCAGATGGAAATCGCTCGTAAGGCAGATGCGGCGGCTGCCCGACTTGAATCCCAACTCGATAACCTTCTCGGATAATGCAATTCACCAACCTTCACACAAAGCTCACGGAGAGTGGGTACATGTCCAAGTCCGAACTGGGCTACGCATTCGATGACATCAAAGAGGTCATGGGACCGAATGCCATGATTGAACACGTCTTTTACTACCTGGGCACGAACGACCTGCGAGAAGTCCTTGCATCCATGTGCCACGATTTGTCTGACTCTGAAACCCAAGAATGATGAAGTTCACACACAAGTTCAAGACCACGCTACCACACGTGGCAATGACCACGGCATACGACGTGGACCACGACCGAGCGACCAACGTCGTGATGGATTCTTCGGTGTCCATTGACCCCGACCATCAGTATGGTGGATGGTACGAGACCTACGACCTTGAGTCAGGTGGCGACCGCTTCTATGCAGAGGGTGTACTCGAGACCTCACACGATGAGGATGGAAGTGTACGCCTTGTGGGGTACGATGGGTGCTTCGAACTCCCTGAATTTATTACCGATGCCCTGGAATCGAAGGGCGTAATCATTGACCTCTAAACAACACACATGAAGTACGCAAGACAATGCTCCGTGACGGGCGAAGGGATGAACAAAGGATGGGTCTTCGGATGCGGCGTGTTCTACGCCAAGCACGAGAAGGATGCCTTGGCAGAGTGCCGTAAGGACAGGGACACCATCCTGCACGACATCGAGAACGTGACTGCCGAGGAACTACAAGACCCCACGGCATGGGATGAGTTCGCGACAGCGCGAGACCAAGCCCTGCAAAACAAGGAGGACGACCATGACCTCATGACCATCGCGTTCCAGACGGACTACGCATACTACACGGAGTGGGAGGACGAAGACGATTACCAATTTGAAACCAACGAACAATGAAAAAAGTATTTGACACATCCACACTTGCGGTGCTTGCGTGGTTCACGGCGATGGCAATCGTGTCCATCCTCCTATCCTCATGCTCCACGACAGGTGCCCGATACGGCACCGCATACGATGACATGAGTCCGCGTAAATGCGGCAAGACTTCACAAACATTTCGTAACTGGTAAACCCCACAATCATGGCTGAAATTCACCTCGGCAAGAATCAAATTGCCATCTTCGACTACACGACACGAGTCGTGCATCTCGTACACTGCGATTGGGACACATCGGACCCATCAATCGACAACGATGAAAAGCTATCCGAACTCGGATGGGACATGTCCAATGTAGAATGGATGGCATGAGCGATATCAAGCATCAGACGTACCACGGGATCGTGTACACGGACGGTTCCTTCAAGACACCCAAGGGTGACAAGCTCACACACACGGAGATGAAAGAGGCCATCACGAACTATCGCGGGGCCAACAGAATCTACAAACCGATGTCTCTCCTATACTACACGGACGTAATGAACGGACACGCCTCACGATGGGAGACAACAATTCCTCGACGACGATGAACCCTTAGTAGTACTATCAATAAGAAGAAGAAAGACTCAGAATGAGTCTTCTTCTTATTGATTAGTACAACTTAAATCCTCAAAACCATGAGAAATCCGAAGCATCCCAACGGCTATCTTCCAAAGATTGCCTACCACATGGCACAGGGCAACGCCGAAAAAGTTCAGTACTTCGCTGACCGACAGGTTCAGCAGTACGGCCCCATCACATCCGAGAACCTTGACGTAATCCAAAAAATCCTTACAGCATGAAGCATCTAACCACAAGCATAGACGGAAAGACGGCCCTGAAAACAACCAATGATATGACCAACGACGAGTTCATGTCACACCTCATGACTGGGTACAACAACCACGGGGCACTCGTACAGATGGTAGTCATGGACTGCCTTCAGCGTGGCCTCGACCACTACATATCCAAGAAAGATGAAATCCTTGCAGAGCACAACAAGCCCCGTGAGGATGGGCGCATCTCACTCATCAACATGAAGGCATGGGTGGAGTGCTGCGAAGAAACACAGAACCGAATCGACGAAAAATACAGCTAACATGGCAACACGAGCAACAATCATTGTGGAGGGACAGCCCTCTGTAAAGGCCTACAAACACTGGGACGGGTACGAAGAGGCCACCCTGCCTTGGCTTGAGGAGTTCAACAAGTCCTTCACAGAAGCACGAGGCGACGACCCTGACTACAAACTTGCACAACTCCTGCGGTCAAGCGCATGGGATGCAGACAAGTTCAACCTTGACAAGTCCCGTGACACAGGGTGGGGCATCGTACCTATCAAAGCAGACATGTGGGAGGAGTACGAGTATCACCTGCACAGCGACGGACGTGTGTCTGTCAAGACAGGCAAGGACATCAAACGCAAAGCAAACTGACATGACTTTATCTGAGCAACACAAAAAACTCGAGAGCCGACAAAAGACCTGCGGTGGCTTCATGTACCGACTCATCGACGCATGGTACCACGCAGACGGAAACAACAAACTCATCCTCGAAAGGGCTTTCAAGGATACAGCATTCGATTTGACATGACACAAGAACAATGCGAAGGTGCAGTCAAGGCACTACAGGAAGAAGGCCATTACGCCTCCCATGTGATGGGAGCGCGTGACGATCACGGAGTGTGGATTGAGGTGTGGAACGGCGACCTCAGCGGCTGCATCGAGTTCCGCATTCACGACGAAGAAGTAGAATTTTGGAACTCACATTCATGAAAGACAACGAACAATTCAATCTCATCAAGGAGATAGCGGACATGCACAACAAAGCGATGGACAGGCACGTCATCAGCATCGTGAAGATTCCGCCACGTAAGAAAAAAGAAGAAAAGAAAGTGGTAGATAAGTAAGGATATAGACCACAGGTGCGAATGGTTGGGTTATCCGAAGGTTCGATTCCTTCCGCACCGCAAAATTTTAAATTCAATTCAATGTCAAACGACACACAATCCACGTCCTACTGGGACAACAAAGGCAAGTACCAAACCGAATACAACGAAGCATGGAAGCAACTCGTCCCCGCGTCTGGCGAAGCTGAGGACGGCCTACCCGAAGCCCTCCGTTCCATCTCTCGTATCGGATACGACTACTACAACAACGGGTTCTGCAACCTGTGGCAGACGGGGTGGGACGACGACCCTGACATCACGATGGACCCGTACTACGAAGACATGGTGGAGTACGTAGGATACCACGTCTCATCCCGAAAGTTGTACAACGATTTCACAAACTGGTTGCGAACCACAAAAGGGTACTGCAACTGGAGTGACGGCGCTAACGTCATGGACCAAATCATCGACGACATCATGAAGCAAATCCTTGACGAAAACCTTATTAAGATCGGACAAGCATGACAAAAGCAGAACTAATCGAAGCCTTGAGCGAATACCATGACGACGATCTGGTTGTCATCGAGGTACACGACACACAACTCAGCGAAGACCTGTACGATTTCACATTCGACGCAGTGTGGTTGGGCGTACCCAAAGGTCAGCACCCCGCCATCGGTAGAGAGCAACACGAGCTACGATTGACAGCAATAAATCACCACGAAACAATTGATTGGTAATGAATGACGAACTAAAAATTAAAGAGCAAGTAAGCAACTGCTTCAATGCCAAGCGCGTTACATACTCCCTGTCAGGTGGCGTTGAAAGCGCATACCAGAAACTCGCGTACCTGTTGACAGAAAGCTACGACCTCACACACAGCCAAGCGGAAGATGTGATTGACGACATAGAAGCACTGGTTGCACAATACGTCATAGAAGAGTCCCCGAAGTTCACAGATGAACCTGAGTTCGATCACCTGGAGGAGTGGGATCGTAAGTACGAAGAGAAGGTAGGCAAATGATTGTTCTGCTTTGCTTCACCTGTCTTGCATGTGGCATCGTCATCGGTGTCGGATGGGGACTGGACCGAAAGGACTCAAACCATTAGAGAGGTTTAGTAATATATCTCTCAATGTAATTGAGAGAGATATATTACAAACCCCTCTTATACAATTCAATTCAATGCCACATCTCATTACTCAAAACACCAAGCTCAAAAGGACGAGCAACATCATTGGGCAACGGGTCTTCAACTTCGGTATCCCTGCATTCCAAGATTCGGACGGCAAGAGAACCTGCCCCTTTGCAGGTGAGTGTGCTAAGTTCTGCTATGCACAGAAGGGTGCGTATGTGTGGAGCAATGTCGCCCCTGCCTTTCAGTACAGATACATGGCAACCAAATGCGACTCCTTCGTAGACAAGATGGTGGCTGAGTTGACGAAGAAACGTGTAGACATCCTCCGTGTCCATGACTCTGGCGACTACTATTCCACGGCATACATCGACAAGTGGATTGAGATTGCCAAGGTCTTGCCCAATGTCCGCTTCTATTCATACACGAAATCCATTCCTCTATTTTTACACAGGACCATGCCCGAGAACTTTGACATCATCTTCAGTGAGGGGGGCACACGAGATGAGCTTATCGACTACAGCAAGCACCGTCACTGTCGCATCTTTGACGACGTGGAGGCCTTGGAGGGGGCAGGGTATGTCAATGCTATGAAGTCTGATGTCATGGCGACCAAGTGGTTCAACGC